AACAGGAAACAAGCCAGCAAGGTCAGCCCGCTGGTAGCCAACAAGGAGGCGTGGGACAGTCTGGAGGAGTACCTGCAGGAGCAAATCCAGATGACGCTTCGGGGGTTGGTGGCGGCACAATCGGAACTGGAAGTGTTCCGGCTGCAGGGGAAGATAACTTCACTGGAACAGATCAAGGGCCTGAAGGCGGACTTTGACGCTGCTATGGATGTAAAGAATGGCAATTAATTCGCCCATACAAAACTATGTTACTTCGCTTCTTGCAGGAGAAGCGTTGGCACCCAGTGCCCCTGCTATAAGTGCGCCAACCCCGTTTAGTGACGATGAACGTATGGACATTGGATATCAAAAGTTTGGTAGTCGCACTGTAACCACAAACCCTGCTAGCAGTTCTCAAGCAACGGCTGCATCTACTCGTGAATCTAATAATGAACCTAGAGGTTACTCAGGCCCATTTGAAGTGTCAAGAATATACAGAACAGAAGGGGCAATTGTTCCCGAACAAGGACTTTTTGACAAAGCACTTGGTAGCAAACCTACTATTGATCCTATAACTGGTAGAGTAAGCTACGGGGCACCTCAATCATTTGGGTTATTTCCCGGAGGAATTGGTGTTTTTTCACAAATAGGTGGTGCGCTTAGTAGTGCAAATCTTGAGCGCATCTACGAAAAAATACAAGCGGGAGAAGAAGGTTACGGACTAGCTATGCTGAACGGTAGAGTAGTAGGAGTTAGTCCCGGACCTATGTCGGGGTCCACTGTTTTGTCTGGCGTTCTTCCTCAAGGTTTAACAACCCAACAAAGATACCAGCTTGGGCAAAACATACTTTCTGTTGGGGCACCATCAGATGAACCTGCGCCACCTACAGTTAGCTTTGACGAAAGAATGGCCCAATACACAGCATCTGGAGAGGCACCAGACGGAAGTTCTCCATTATTATCCGGCGGAAACATGAACATTGTTCAGGACAATGCTGGCAGACCCGTTACAAGTGGCGATAGTTTTGTAACAACTTCTGCTGGTAAGTATGTTGATCCTGCCTTGTTAGCTGCACAAGCAGATTCTATGAGGGCCGCATCACAACAAGCGGAAGCGAACCAACAAGCTAAAGCGGCCCCTACTAATCAAGGCTCTGAAAGGGAAAATAGAGAAAGTGATCAGCGCAGCAGTCCTAGAGAAAGTCCGTATGGAAGGGGTGGTGGTCCCGGTTACGGCGGCGGAAGAGCCGCTGGGGGCACTGTAGGCTTTGCAGAGGGTGGTACTGCCAAAAAAGACCCAATCCAGTCTACGGGCTTTGTAGACGGCCCACCGCAAGCTTACGCAAAAGGGACTACCGTAGCTGATACAGAAAACCATCGTGTGCGTGTGGGTTCGTTTGTTATCAACGCACCGACCACAGAACGCTTGCAAAAAGAGGGCAAGCTACCAAAAGGTCCACAAAAGATGAAAGCCGCAAAGGGCGGCAAGATGATGGAAGTAGCCCTGTCAAAAGGCGAGTACGTAGTTGACGTAAACGATATTGACAAGTTTGGTGGCTACGATGTTCTTAACAAAGAAAACGACAAGGGCAAGCCAGAAGTAGAACGCCGTCAGGCTGCAGCGCAGGGTGGCTTCTTGGGTGGATACAGTAACGGCGGGGATTTACGCCCTGCAGGAACTGATCTTTCTAATATTCCTTCACTTGCACTAGGATTACGTCCCCCTGTTAGTACGGACACTAAACCTGAAGGTTTTATTCCTACGATGCCTCAGATGCAAGATACGGGCATTCCTCCACTTCTTATCAACAACATTGATGTAGCAAAAGTAGGTAAAGGTCTTAGTCGCGTTGAGATAAAAGGTTACGAAGACAAAAACGAAGGCTATATTTTTACTAAGTCGGGCACTAAAGCTAAACCCTCCTCTGCTTTTGGGCCTTTGCAGCTAACACACAGCACTGTGCTTGCGATGTTAGAAAGGCCGAACAGGGAAAAAAATATAAAAGGCGGCTCCGCGCAACTTCTTATGGAGATGGAGCGAGACCCAGAGTTTAAGCAGTACGTAGTCGATTTTGAACAAGACCTTCGCAACAGGTCTAACGTAATACAGTACGGCGCAATACACGAAGGCGGAGGGTTTTTTGATCCAAAAAATAAATCAACAAAAAGAAGGCCGACTGCAGAAGAAAAACAAGCGTATAAAAATTTAGGTACAGGGGCTATACCATTAGCCCGACACAAAAAACACAATCCTACTCTTGCAAATTTGTATTTAAGGTACAAGGCAGAAATGAGTGATTCTGAAGAGGACATGGTAAGACGCCACTTTGGTAACACTAAATCTACCAGTAAATACTTTGAGGCACTAAAAGAATTGGGCATTGGTGAGCCTGAAGTAGATCGCAGACAGGCTATGCAAAAGGGGGGGTTTGTTACTCCGCCTGAAGGTTTTGAATACGAAGATAAAATTATAGCAGAAGAAGTTCGTCGTAAAATGAATGAGATTATTAATAATCTTCCCGAAGACGTTGACGTAAAATCTGTTTACTTTGAAGATGATTACCCTAAAGCACAAGAGTACATGGACGAATTTGCACGATTAAATAAAATAGAACCTCAGACGGGAATGTTTTTTTCGGAATCTGAAATGAAAGATTCAAGGGGTAGACGTAAGCCTCTTCCGAAGGGCCGTAAAATGATTAATGTCCCGTTAACTCCGACACTTACAAATCTTCATATTCTTGCAGAAGAGGCTGCTCATCAGGACAGCATTAAATACAGAAAAAAATACGATCCAAAAATTCACAATGTAGATCGCAGAACTTTTGAAACGGAACAACAATACATTGAAGAGGTTCGTGCTAAAGAAATTGCCTACGATACTGTGGGAGGGCTTTTTCCTACAGGATCTAGAACAGCAGACTATCATATGGGAACTTATCAAAAAGGTTTTGCTGAGGCGTTAGTAAGTACAGGAAACCCACAACTAATAGAAGCGTATACATTTAAATACCCTGAATTAAAAAGATTTATTACAACTTACGAAGGAACAAAAGAGCCAAAAGTAACAACGGAAAACTTTTTTGGTCCCGGAGATAGTGTAAAAAATCCTACTTCTGATTTTCTATCAGCGGCTGCAGCCGAAGATATAGAACAAAAGAATAAGTATAATGCTTCTATGAAAGCAATAAGTGAAGAATTTATATATGGAATAAAACAATTATTTATGGATATTCCCCCCCCTCAAGGATATGTATCGGGATACACCGGGGCAAAATAATTCGTCGGCTACCCGTTAACAACGGCCCCGACACAACCGAAGCGGCTACCTACAAGCCAAAGTAGCCCCGCTATGAAGAGGTAACAAAATGGCAAAACAAGTACGTGGCGCAAGAGCCAACAAACCGAACGACTCTTTCGGAACTATCAACAGCGAGACTCTCTACAAAGGCAACTATCGTGAGGACGTTTACATAGACGACGACGATACCCCAGAGGTAGAAGCAAGCGACGATACCGACCAACCTGAATCTACTAGCTTTGCAGAAACAACGCAAGAGAAACCGGATCATAACTACAAAAAACGATACGATGACTTGAAGCGACACTACGATGCAAAACTTGCAGAATTTCAGGCGGAAAGACAACAACTAGAAGCGGCAACTAAACAGGCAAACGTGCCCATGCCAAAGACAGTTGAAGAGTTGGAAGAATTCAAAGCGCAATATCCTGACGTGTACGGAGTTGTGGAAACTGTAGCAGCAATGCAAGCCAGTGAACGCACCACCGAACTCCAAAAAGAATTGGAAGTCATTAAAGAGCGTGAGAAGGAAACGGTAGTACAGGCAGCTTACCGCGAACTAACAGCTAATCATCCGGACTTCGATACGATCAAATCGGACGAAAAGTTTTTAGCTTGGCTTCAAGAGCAACCCGAATCTATTTCGGATGGTATTTACAATAACAATACCGACGCTCGTTGGGCCTCACGAGTTCTTGATCTGTATAAAGCAGACGCAGGAATTTCAAAAAAGAAGACTAACAAGGCGAAGACCGATGCTGCAACTTCGGTACGTGCCCCTAAAGCTAGGGACATTGCATCTGAAGAAAGCGGAGACACTCGCATTTGGAAGGCTTCTGAAATCCGTAATCTCAAACCGTGGGAGTTCGAAAAGCTGGAAAGCGAATTGGACACTGCACGTCGAGAGGGACGGATCGACCCTAACAACTAATCCTCAAATAGAGGGAAGGAAAAGAACCAATGGCATTTGGTACTGCTGCAGGTTATGGTAACCTGCCTTCCGGTAATTTTGCACCGGAAATCTTTAGCCAAAAGGTTCTCAAGTTCTTCCGTCGTGCTTCGGTTGTAGAAGACATTACAAACACCGACTACGCGGGCGAAATTGAAAACTTTGGCGACACGGTTCGCATCATTAAAGAACCAACAGTCACTGTCTCAGCATATACACGGGGTTCCGTTGTAAATGCACAAGACTTGGCTGACGATCAAATCACGATGGTTGTCGATAATGCAAACGCTTTTGCGTTTAAGATCGACGACATCGAAGAGCGTCACTCGCACGTAAACTTCGAAGCACTTGCCACCTCATCCGGTGCATTTGCCCTGAAGCGTAAGTACGATGCCAATGTGCTTCAGGCTATGTCTGATGGTGCTGGTATTGCGGGTGCTGACGATGCTTCACTCTCCGGCGGGTTGACTACTACCAACACTGCTCTGGGTACAGCATCTGCTCCAATCAACGTAGAAACTGACGACGCTGGCATCAACCTGATGCTGCTGATGGCACGTTCACTTGACGATCAGTCTGTGCCAGAAGAGAATCGTTGGTTTGTAGCACCACCAATTTTCTACGAGAAAATGTTCCAAGCCGGAAATAAGATGGCTGAAGTTCAGGTAACTGGTGACGCTACTTCTCCACTGCGTAACGGCCTTGCAGTTCCGGGACTCCTTGCTGGTTTCCGCTGCTACAAGTCTACTGCGCTAAACTCAACAGCAGGTACCGATCAGGTAACTCTGTCTGGTGTGGCAACTGATGCCTCTGAGAACATTGTTCTTGCTGGTCACATGTCGTCCACCTCTACTGCTTCGCACATTGCTAAGACCGAAGTGGTTCGTTCAACTGAGTCGTTCTCTGATGTAATTCGTGGTCTGCACGTTTTTGGTCGCAAAGTTCTGCGCCCAGAAGCTATGGTTCGCGGCGTCATTGACTTCGCGTAAGGGGGGCTAGATAAATGGCTACTTTTGACTTTACCATCACTGGTGGTGGAACTGTAGGACATCCCGCACACGCGATTCGTCCTTACATCGTGCAGTCAAAAATCTTTGACGCTGCCGATGAAAACCTTACAGCTAACGATGTCATTAAAATGATTGACCTACCGGACAACTCGATTGTTCTTGGTGGTTGCCTTGATGTCCTCGAAGCTGGTGGCTCTAGTGTGACTTTTGACGTTGGTATCAGCACCGACATTGATGCCTTCTGTGATGGTGTTGATGGTAACGCTGATGCTATCTACAACTTTCACCCTA